GAAAAATCCGATATAATTATAACTTATAGTCAATGGGCTAAAGATATAATTATGGACAGGTTTCCTAACTTACAAAAACCTATTCATATATTATATCATGGGGTTAACGGGGACACTTTTTATCCGCTAGATACTAAAACTATAAAAACTTTACGTAAGGAGTTTGAATGGGAGAAAAAATTCGTTGTTACGAATGTAAACAGGTTTCAACCTCGCAAAGCCATACCTTTATGTGCTAGAGCTTTTGTTATGTTTGCTAAAGGCTACAAAGTCTGTAAATGTGGAAATAAGTACCCGATTACTAAAACCTTTTGTGATTTAAATATGTGTCCTGTTGAAGACACCATTGAAGAGGTAAATAGAGAAAAAGACGATGTTTTTCTTTACTTACATATGATGGCTCAAGAACAATCTATGGGGCCGCAACGAGCTAATTTACTACAGAATCATTTATTAAACGCTGGGTTTGTAGATTATGATGTGAATCGTATTATTGGTGTAAATGCTCGTAATATATATTCTGGAGAAGTTCCAGACTCTATGATAAATAGTATATATAATGCATCTAATATAAATTTAACCTCTTCACTGGGAGAAGGCTGTGGACTAAGTTTATTAGAATCTGCAGCTACAGGCACGCCTAGCATTGCCCCTAAAAACTCAGCAATTCCGGAACAGCTTAATGGTACCGGACATTTGGTTGGTAATTTAGCTGTGATGAACCAGGCTATGGACAATGCCCATATTAGGCCTATTCCCGACCCTTTTTTAATGTCTGAATGTTTAGAAGAAGAATATCAACGTTGGAAAAAGACTGGAAATGGCGGAGTAGAGATACGTCAGGAGTGCATTGATAATGTCCAAAACAATTTTCAATGGGCAGACAAGCGCGAGTTACTAGAGAGCTTATTTAAGGAAGCATTAAATGATGGGTAAGCCCTCGATTCCAGATATTATTATTAGCTGGGGGGTTGAAGCTACAAGCGGTCACAATGACGGCTGGATAATGGGTCATTATAGAGATAAGCTTCTTGCTGTAAGGGACTACATAAACAATCTTTTACGAGACCCTGTAACTCCTACACCAGACACCTGTGAGACATATAAACCAAGTGACAGACAAAACAAGACCTTTATATATGAAAGTCCTGACGGAGGACAAACAGTGTACCGTCGAAAAGCGGGATCTGCGGAACGAGAATTATATAGATCCTGAGACACACTTAAAGCTCCAATGAACATAGAACTACGAAAACACAAAGAGGTAAAGCAAGAAATTATTGAGTCTAGTTGGGAATGTAATGAATGTGGAAAAAGTACTTTTGCTACGGATTATGATTACTTAATACATCCACGTCTCCATTTAGGATGTGCCTTAGAGGCTGAAGAACGAGGGCATTCTATTAAGGATCAATACTTAGAAGCTTGTGAAAATGTTTCTGATAAAGATGAAGGAGTTACATGGCAATTTAACCAGGATGAGATAAAAGATTAATGTCAAAATATACAAAGAAATATGCTAGACGGGAACGTAATAGATTATACGCATATAATTTTTTAAAGCTAAATCCTTGTTCGTTTAATGGGTGCAAACAAACTAACCCTGTTGTTTTACATTTTCACCACCGAGACCGAACACAAAAAAGGGCTGATATTTGTCGCCTAGTTCATGATGATTATAGTTTAAAAACTATAAAAACTGAAATAGACAAATGCGATGTTTTATGTGCAAATCACCACCATATAGTAACTGCTGAAGAAAGTCATTGGGCAATTTTATCTTATAAGTAATATTATTCTTGTATATATCATATAGTAATTAACGGTCGACCAGCCTTATCGTAGGTAAATTCATCACGGATAATATCACAGGCAGGGTCATTTAGAACTTTTTCATAGAGCTTTTTATCATTCTCATCTTCTAAACAATATTTAGCTACTTTTATAACGCCATCTTGGTACATATCCATATCTACAGCATTTCCGACTTATAATTAGCTAGCGAAGTTTCGAAGATTGCTTTCAACATCCTCCGGATCAAATTTAAGTTCTTCTCAATCAGATTTATTCGCGGCTACTTTTTTCATAGCTGCATTTTCAGATTTTTCTTTATATGCAACTCGTAGAATTTCGCCAGTAGTTTTATTTTTGTAGACTTTATAAGTCCCATATTTTTTCATAGTTACGTCTCCTATGATGGTTCTCGTTTAGTACGCCCTTTATGACGCTCCCCTACAATTTTAACTTCGTCTTCTTTACGATTTCCAATACCCTTTTCATTAGGCGGCCTTTGTAGTTGGGGAACTTCTTCTTGGGGCTGCATTTGCGCTAACATCATGTTATACCGATCAGCTACTAGTGCGTATGAGTAAGGCATCGTTTTAGATAATTTCTGCAACTGTAGTTGCGCGGCATTATAATCCATACTAGCATACTCTATAGCCCATCTCTCAATTAATTTTTCCGGATCTTCAGGTATTTGTCCTAATTCATTAGCAATTTCTTCCTGAAATAACTCCATTCGCAATTTAAATAGTTCGTCTTGACCAGCTTTTTGTGCCCTAGTTTGATACCTGCTCAAAATAACTTGAGCTTTGCCTTGCGCCTCCGCGGCGGATTCTTGCACGGCTATTTGCTCACCTAAAGCATCAGCTCTAATACGTTTCATCGCCTCTAATTCATTATCATAATCATAGCCAAATTCGTCTAGTAAACGTGCATCCGAAATCTTACCAGCAGCGTTTAAATTTATTGCTAGTTGCTTTGCTTCAACATCGTCTGTCATTTTAAATTTCTGGAATTTAACCTTAACTCTAGGTAAATTTAGAACTTGAACTAGCTTATCAACTAAAAAATGATTTAAGAAATCCGTTAATAATTCCCTATATGTTAAAAAATGATTTTCCACTATACGCAAAGAAATTCCACTTCCTGTCCAGGTAGTTCCTCCCTTTATAAACTCCAGTGGCACGCCCATACTATTGATAATTGATTCTTCAATAAATTTCATTTCAGGCGTAAGCAATAAAGTCCGAGCATTGCCACCTAATTCTTGGTACCCTATAGGAATCGGAAAAATACCTACATGATTAGGATCTTTACGCCATTTTTTAATTTGCTCTTCCATTTGGTTGCGCCATTTACCTAAATTCATTTGTGTATAGGGGTCTAATGTGGTGGTGTTAGCTGGAAATATAGCCTTTTTAGGTACAATATGATCGTTAGCTATTGCCTCATTTCCTCTACGTAAAGTTTGTAAATAATAGATCTCTTTTAAAGCTGGAAGTATTAAAGGTTTGCCCCAACCAAAATCATCTTCCGCTAAGGTAGGCCTTTTAAAATGATATAAATTATCCGATTCCAATTCAATTTTTTTCTTTTTCTTTAAAGATTCAATAAATATATAAGGAATCTCGTTAAGAATATGTTTGTGACCTTTTACAATTCCAGATTTTATTTTAGCAGGTATAGTATAAAAATAACGCGATCTTCCCGTTAAAGGGTTGTATTCTATATCAATATTCTCAGGAGCCCATTTAATAAGATTAAAATTTTGAATATTATTAAGAAAATCATCCTCAACGGACATTGAAACGTTTAAGGCCCCACAATAATTACATGAGCCAAAGAATTCAAATTTTCTAAGTTTGTACTTAATATTTTCTATTAGGTCCCGTTCCTTACAAGTACTACACTTTAAGTACCGTTTAAACATTAGGTTGGACGAAATAAAAGCATTCCCATATGTAAAATAATCTAATCCAATTTCAATTAGGAAACTTTTAATTTTTAGATGTTTATGAAAAATAGTTACATATTTTTCTTTGACGTGGGAATCTACATTAGAATCAAATAAAATATCCGTAATAGGATATTCAGTAAGTTTAGTAACTACATTTCGTAAAAATCCATTTGTATAAAAAAATGTACGACAATACTTAAATAATGTCTTTATATTTTTGGGGATATAATTGTTGGCTAAGTCAAAAAATGGATTTGGATATTTTTTACCCGAGCCCTGTACAATATCGCCTTCGGTCAAAGGTCTGTGTGGCATTATTCACCCTCCTGGTTATCCTTCAGGTATTCTTTAATTTTTAGATAGTGCATGGTTTGAATTCCTATGTAGCTTTCTTTTAAAGGAAAGGGCCCCGTAATAGCCATTGTTTTAACAGCTTTTAAAATTGGATTATCTAGACCGATTCGTTCAGGATAAAACCATATACCATTCGAATTAAAAGTATACTTAATATACTTTACAACTTCATCAGCAAATTCGATATTAGGGTGAATTTTTCGAATAATGTCTATGGATTTCCAAATAAATTCAGGTGTAGATCCCTCCATCTTAGTGACGTCTGGCTCTATTCCATTTAAAACTCAAACTACCTTCTCGAAAACATCCATGTCTTCATAAGCCGCGCGAGTGTTATATAACAACCACATGACTTGTAGTTTTTGTCTATCTAAGCTTACGAGCTCCGGGAACATCATACTAATTGTCTCTGGTTCAACTACGTCCGGACTCGTTAATATGTCTTTGTACTGCATTTTATTAGTTTTTTATTATGTTCATATGTTTATTTAAATATTTTTTTACGGCTCCATATGCTGCTAATGTCACGCCCATAGCAGGAGCATTTTTTAATAATTTTAAAGGAACTCCCCTGTATAGTCTCCTAGTTTTTCCAAATATGTTTTTCTGTTTTAACTGTGTGCGGAGGTACTTAGAAGATTCAAGGTTTTTCCGCTGTGACCACATTCCAGATTGCATTGAAGTAATTATTGTATCTAATGGGTGAAATACGGCCGTACCAACCGCTGCCCCAGCACTACCTGCTATAAAATCTCTTGTACGAGCGCTCATGCTGTATCTTTTCTTGGCAGCATATTTAGTCAATAATTTAGTTAAATCTTCTTGGGATTTCATGGATTAATCCTCATCATCTAATTTAGCTTCTAAGTAGCATCCTCTCGCCACAGCAGTTAAAGGCTCCTTAATTAGCCTAATTTCACTGATATTTAAAGGAAACTGTTGTTGAACAAATTGCTCTTTGAAAACTTCAATGAATCCATTTACCATGGACCCTCCTCCTCCGACAATAATAGGAACGGGGCGAGGAAAATTAGGCATTTCTTGTGACTCAAATTGTTTTGCTATATTTGTCAATAAGTATCTAATTAAAACTTCATAATAGGTTTTTACGGCGTGTTGCTCCCTACTACGGTTTTCAGTTGAAGCGGGATCAATAGTATAGTCCCCTTTTTCTTTTAAAGCCTGGGCTTTAGCGACTGATATTCCTGTATCTCGATTTACATTAGAATCAATCCAATCTCCACCTTTAGCAACACTAAACTGTAAGGCTGACATACCAGCATACATAATCGCAACATTACACATACCCGCTCCAAAACCCATAGAAATCCCGGTTAGCTCGTCATCTATCAAACCAGCTGTACCAAGCGCAACCCCTTCATTAAGAGATCTCGCTGTAAATCCACATGACTGAATAATTTGAGCTAAAACATCTTCGTGAAAATCAACCTCCCGTGTATCATCCAATGGCCTTCCAGGTATACAATAAACAACTTGTTCGTTCTTTTTAGAAGGAGAGCCTAACAATTGACTAATGATCACCTTTAAAATCGGGAATGCATCTTGTTCAGCAGGATTAAGTAGTCCGTGCGCCATAGGGCGTCTAAGGTCAACTGTTCCAAAAACTTGAGCATACTCAAAAGCTTTTTTACCTATAATATGTAATTTGGTTCCCATTTCAACATAGGGAACTTTTAATATTTTTAATTGTTTGGTCGTAGTTACTGATTTATCAACAGTTAAAAATGCATTACGTTGTAATCGTAACCCTTTACCATCACTACAGATGAAATTACCTGTACCACAATCTAATCCTTTCATTTAACTCACTCTCAATTTTTTTAATTTTTTTAAATCTGACTTATTATCAAGACTAGTATCAACGTCTTCAGCATTTCCTTCAGATTTAGCATTCTCATGTAGCCATACTGACGTTCCTTTCAAATTTTCTATTTCGATTTCGCCTCGTGAGGTAGTAGATTCACTAGGAGCTACTTCCCCAGAAACTTTTACTTCTACAGGTTTTTGATCTATTTTTACTTCAATTGGCGCACCGGAACCCCATTCCTTTTTATTATG